TTGAGGAAATGGAAGATGATATGATGTCTGCGGAAGAAGTAGCAGAATTATTCTCACAAGCACTCAAAAAAATCGAATCAAAGATTGACCAAATCTCTGCTAAACAAAAAGAACTTGAAGGTAATTTCCAAAAGTTTTCAAGTGAACCAGCAGGTCAAAAAGTGTTCACACAAAAAACAATAAACGAAAACTTCTCGAAAACAGAAGATAAATTAGAGTCATTCAAGAGATTGAAAGCAGCTCTAAACAGAAACTAAACAAAAAATAAAATAGATAATAAAATGAAAAACAAATTATCCAAAATGAAATTTAACTACGATTTGTCTGGACTGGCAAATTATGTAGACCAACTTTCATCTGATATCATTTCTGAGGCAGTCCTTACACCACAGACCATGAAGTATGTAAATACAATTCCTGGCATAAAGGGGACGCAAAATGTTAACTTACTTTCAGAAACATTAGTAGTACAAACAGGAACAACATGCGGTTGGGAAAATTCTGGAACGACAACATTTACTGTTGCTCCATTAACAGTTCAAAGTTTGAAAGTTAACACTTCGCTTTGTTTACAAACTTTGAACGAAGTTTGGTTAGGGCAATATTTGAATGCGGGCAGCTATAATGAAAACGCCCCCTTCGAGCAGGCTATAATTGATTTACAAACGCGTCAAATAAAGCGTTATAATGAAGATTTGCTATGGAATGCAACAAGTGGTTCTTCAACTTTCTCAGGATTCATTGAGTTGGTAAATAACACTGCTGGTGTTGTTAAATTAACTGGTCAAACAGCATTATGTTCTGTAACAGGAGCTACAATTCAAAACAAAGCAGAAAGAGTTCTTGAACAAGTAGATAACATAATCGAAGCGTTAGATAGAAATATCTATTCTCGCGAGGACATTGTTATTTTCATGAGTGAACAACAATTCAAATGCTACTTGAAGTCAATTCGTCAGGTGAATAACTTCCATTTCACTGAACCAACATTAGGTCAAGTGTATGAAACATTCCATCCTCAAACGCAGTATAAAGTTGTGGGCGTGCCGGGCTTGAATGGCTCGAACTTAATCGCAGCAGCACCGCAGCAGTATTGGCTCGTTGGTGTGGACTTAATGAGCGACGAGGATACATATCGTAGCTGGTTTTCACTTGATTTCCAAGAAGTGCGCGTGATGGCCGCGTGGAAGCTGGGCACACAAATCGCATTCCCTCAGTTCTTCGTAACTAACGGTCTTTAATATTCATAATGATTGGGGTTCGTCCCCAATCATTATTTCAATAAACTAAAAAATTAAATCAATATAAAATGAGTTGCAATGTAAGTTCAGGAATTGCGTTAGGTTGTCGCGATGTAGTCGGTGGTGTACAAACCATCTGGATTACTGACCAAGACAATCTCGCATCCATTACAAAAAACACAGGTGATACTATTACTCAAATAAGCGGAACTGGTTCATATTATGAATTCCAATTAATCCGTACGAGTTCTCAGTACACAGAAACTGTGAATGCGTCACTTGAAAATGGCACAGTTTTTTACACCCAAGAATTAGTAACTTTTTTCTCTAAGTTAGAACAATCAAAAAGAAATATTTTGAAAACACTTGCTCAATCTCCAAAACTATCAATCGTGATGGAAGATAACACAGGCAAGTACTTCCTACTTGGTGAAGTGTATGGCTCATTCGTGAGTGCTGGTTCATCAGTTACGGGTAAAGCACTGGGCGACGCTCAGGGGTATAATATTACCTTCCAAGCGTTGGAGCAGAATCCGATGTGTGAGTTGAGTGGTCCGATAACATCAGTTGTTGCTGGTATTACAGTAGTACCTGCTTAATAAATTTTCTATACAATCACAGGGGGGTTAATATCCCCTTGTGATTATTTTTTATCAAGATGATTCTTCTTAAAACAAACCAATTAAATAAGATGGTAGTTACTGTGTCTCAAAACGCAGAACTCGCCAATCCTGAATGGTTATTTTCATTCACTCATATCTTCTCAAAAAGAAGGGTAACAATGATTTTATCTAACATCTCAACACATAGAGTTAGATATGACGAGTTTGAATTTATTGAAGGACAAAATCCTGGTGAGATTGCATTTCCTTACACAGGACAATACAACTACGGAATATGGGAACAACCCGCTGGTAGTGGTAATTTAGACCCTGCATTAGCGTATAACCTCGTTGAATCGGGTATCGCGTTGTTAATTGCACAATCCGCAAACACAACAAATGATTACTTTATGGAATTTATTTCTGATGATGAAGATGATTCCAATATTATATTTGCACCTGATGAATTAAATCCACCATCACCAACTCCAAGTGTAACTGCGTCTCAAACTGTTACACCAACAATAACTCCATCGAATACACCGACACAACAATTTACTCCGACACCAACTCAAACACCTTCTCAAACACCAACGAGAACACAAACACCTACGCCTACTACTACAACTACATTAACTTCAACGCCAACAAATACTCAAACACCTACACCTACTACTACAACCACATTAACTGCTACTTCTACACCTACTCCTACTAATACTGAAACTCCAACTAACACACCAACAAATACTACAACTCAGACCCAAACTCCAACACCATCAATTACAGCAAGTCAAACACAAACTCCAACACCGTCTATTACGGCAAGTCAAACACAAACACCAACTAATACTGAAACCCCTACTCCAACTCCTACAATTACAGCAAGTCAAACACAAACTCCAACACCGTCTATTACGGCAAGTCAAACACAAACACCAACTAATACTCAAACTCCAACACAGACACAAACTCCTACAATTACAGCAAGTCAAACTCAGACACCAACACCAAGTATAACCGCATCACAAACACAAACACCAACTAATACTCAAACTCCAACACAGACACAAACTCCTACAAGGACGGCGTCTGTTACACCAACTCCAACAGCAACTCCACCAGCAGGTCTTACACAAGCGAATGATTATTTGACCGCTATTGTTAACGCAGGTGCTACAGGTATTACATCAACAGTTTCGGCCGCTACACAAACATTATTTACAAGTTTATGGTCTAACAGTTTGAACACGAAAATGATTGCGATGTATCCATTCTTGGGTGGTAATAGTAGTGGATGTAAATTCAATGCAATTGACCCACAAGACACAAATGGTGCATACAGATTGGTCTTCAATGGTGGTGTTACATTCAATGCTTCAGGTGCTACCTTCAACGGTAATAATGGATACGCCAACACATATCTATCAGGAAATACAATTACTCCAAACGATAACCACTTGTCTGTCTATATGAGAGATAACACAGCAATCAATACCAAAACATATTTGGGTTATGGTGAAGGTTCAACAAACTTCCTAATATCAAATGGTGGTGATAACAATTACCATTATTATTATGGATTAGATACTGCGGGTATTGTTAGTACAACATCAGCAACAACAAGTGGATTAAATCTAATCACTACGACAGGTCAAAGTTTCCAAAACCTTTACAGAAATGGTAGTGTCGTTTTAAGTAATTCAGGAGCAACTACTGGTTCAACAAATCAAGAAGTAGTAATTGGAGCACTCAATAATACTGGTTCGATACAACAATACTATGGAAATCAATATAGATTTGTTACTATTGGATATGGATTGAGTGAAGCACAACAATCAACTCTATCTTCAATAATAAACACATTCCAAACAACTCTTGGAAGAAATACATATTAGTTATTACTCAATTGATTGCAGTATTAACAGTTGAACAAAAGGATTCTCTAATTGGAAAATTGGTTTGTCCTGATGTTTATTTTAATCCAATACAGGATGTGAATCTCGATTGGTTTATTTCCGTTGAGGAAATTGATAACTCAATTTATCCTGAGAACGAATGGGTAAAATCTTTACCGTTATCAGAATATCCTGGTCCACTCGAAGATGAATAAAAAAAGATATATTTATGAATATGAACGAATCTGTAAATGAAAATAATATCCTAAAAGTTTTTGATTTTGCACCCGCACAGGTGCCTCTAATTGAGGAGAACTTAATCGTAAACACAAGAACGCCATGGGTGTACTACGGGGTTGCGAACCTTGCACCTCAGGAACTTATTCGTTTATACAATACTTCTCCAACACATCGCGCATGTATTACTTCAAAATGGTATGGAACGAGAGGAGAAGATATTAAATTAACATCGGGAGAAAATGATAGACTGGTAATGGTTAATTCTCTTGGAGACAAGATGTATGACCTATGGAATAAGACGATTCTCGACTTCCTGCTCTATGGCTCGTTCGCAATAAATTGTGTATGGCGTCGCGATAGGTCTATGGGATTCGAAATGTATTACATGGATATGTCTAAATTGAGAGCAGAAAAATCTGATTTCCACGACAGAATAAATAACTGGTACTATTGTGC